TGTAAAACTGGCATTACCAACCCGTGAAGACCTTCATGGGTGGCTAAGGCCCCCAACATTATGTTGGTCGGATTGGTTGCCAGCAAGGGACCAAGTCGGGAAGATATCTTCCTTAATCACCGACTATGTCGGTGAGGACTTGGTGTTTGATCCTGCATCCAAGGTGCAGGAATTCAAAACTTTCTCGCTTGAGTACTTGAAGGACTCAAGTGGGAAGAAGTTTTTTGGATCATCCAAAAAACATCGTAGGACGATCTTAGCGGGACACCCGCTATGGTCGACCCTCCCGTTGGACGTACGCTGGAAACTATCAACAATTGATAGTAACCAACGTAAACGTCTGTGTGACACATGGTTAGGGATCGAAGATGCCTTAATCATGTCTACTCCAGAATCGGTAACCGACCTGGATAGCCTCCCCTTGATCTATAAGATCTGGAGATGGGTTCACACCCAAGGCTGTTATAGCAGGGGATGTTCCCCTGTTATAAGAGACTGGAAGGACTTTATAGTTTATGTTAAACATAAAGCCCTAAAATGCATTGGAGAAAGGAAACGGGTTAGACCCGGTTTCCCTTTTCTATTTGCAGGCGAAACGTCATATAAATTTATGACTGGTGCCTTTACCTGGCTTGCTTCTGTACTCCATGATGGGGTACGGAGCAAGTCGGTAGGAGCTCGACTGGCACATTTTGTGTCAACTCGAGGGTTACCTGCTCCAGATTATCTAGAGCTTGAACCGGGTGTTAACGAGCATGGTGCCGTTATTACCTCTCAGCCAGTCTCTGATCCGGCAAGAATTGCCGAATTGAGAGCTGCCGCTACAAGGGTTGCTGCAATATGCAGAGCCCGAGCCGGTAAGATGCAATCTACCGCTCACCTTTCCCTTTCTGACTCGGCGTCCTATGAATCGTCGAGAAAGAAAGGAGGGCGTGGACATTACGTCGGCCAACAGTTAAACTCCTGGCTACGTGAGGTCCAAACACAAAGTGTTTGGGGGATGACCCATTTTGGGAAACCCTACCAGCTTAAAGCTGGCCTCCCACGCTTTATGACGATGTGTCGTCATAAACCACTGGAACGAAAAGATTTTGTTGCCAGTGACGACGTAGATCCGGATTTTGAATTTGATATCTTTGATGCCAAATACAATAATCCAATCAATGGTCTCGATGCAGTCTTTGGTTTCCAAATCCTGCAATGGGCCATTGAGACCGGTCTTAAAGACGGTGGTCTACTTGGCGATCCCTTTTTAAGGGATGGCGACGAGCATAATTGCCATTTGAGGTTCAACCCAAATGGTAAGGTGCCTGTCAAAGCAGTTCCAATCGGAGAACCCGGACTAAAAGTCCGGACTATCACGGTTGACCCAAGTTGGGTGACAGTTTTACTATCCCCTTTTGGGCATGAGATTATCTCATGGCTGCAGTTTCATCCAATGTGCAACGTCGGCTTAGCCGGCGGGGCCCCGGGTTGGGAATTCGTTAAACGAGTTTCCTCCTCGGGTTACATTGAACGTGAAGGAGACTATCTCCTTACAGAAGACCTCACTCAAGGTTCTGAGAACCTTGATAAAGTGTATTCAAAGAATATACTTGAGGCCTTTTGTGATGGTACGTGGGGACGTAATGATTACGTCCAGACGTGCATCGATCTCCTCTGCGGGCCGAGATTCCTCGATCACGCAGACGGAATACAGCTTTACCTCTATCGTGGTTTAACCACTAGTAGAGGTTGTCTTATGGGTGACCCAGGGACTAAAGCTGCGCTAACCCTCAACAGTCTAACTGCAGAGGAATTGGCATATCGACGAATCGTGCTCCCAAAGGAATCACTATTCGCAGAACCACCCCAGAAAATCTGGAGACAGTTCGATGCAGCAGGTGATGATCACTGTGCTGTGGGGCCACTTGTATACCTTGAAGGTATACGGAAGGAGCTAATACTGAATAATTCAGTAATACAGCTAGATAAATCATTTATCTCCCCCATTGGTGCTTTCTACGGTGAGGAGTTAATACTCCTGATCAAAGATAAGACCAGCTTTGCCCTTAAAGGTGCAAAG